CATACTTAACAACTGGCGGGTTACAAAAACTTGTTTAAGATTAGGTAGTAGAATAGTAGGTAAGTGCATGATGGGTTCTACATCAAACTCCTTAGACAAAGGAGGAGCAAACTTTAAAAAATTATACAATGGATCAGATGCATCGGCTAGAAACAAGAACGGCCAAACTAAAACGGGGTTATACAAACTTTTTATTCCTATGGAATGGAATTATGAGGGTTTTATTGATCAGTACGGCTATCCTGTGTTTGATGTTCCAAAAGAAGAGACATTCGGACCACAGGGAGATGAAATAGAAGATGGTGTTATTGATCATTGGGAAAATGAAGTAGAAGGATTAAAAGATGATCCAGATGCGCTTAATGAATATTATCGACAGTTCCCAAGAACAGAAGCTCATGCTTTTAGAGATGAAGCAAAGCAATCGTTATTTAACTTAACAAAGATCTATCAACAGATAGATTATAACGATGAATTAAGAAATAACACGATGGTTACCCAAGGTAACTTTCAATGGGAAAACGGAATTAAAGATACTAGAGTAATGTTTTATCCTAATAAAAACGGCAGGTTTTATATAACTTGGATACCGGATCAAAACATACAAAATCACGTAATAATAAAGAATGGTAGCAAACATCCAGGTAACGAACACATGGGAGCTTTTGGCTGCGATAGTTATGATATTAGCGGTGTTGTTGGTGGTGGTGGTTCTAACGGAGCACTTCATGGATTAACTAAGTTTTCAATGGAGGATGTACCTCCTAATCATTTCTTTTTAGAATATATAGCTAGGCCTTCAACAGCTGAAATGTTTTTTGAAGATGTATTAATGGCTTGCGTATTTTATGGTATGCCAATACTATGCGAAAATAATAAACCTAGATTGCTTTATTATTTAAAGCGTAGAGGATACAGAGGATTTAGTATTAATAGACCGGATAAAACATATAACAAATTGTCTTTATCAGAACGTGAAGTAGGTGGAATACCAAACTCAAGTGAAGATATAAAGCAAGCTCACGCCTCAGCAATTGAAACTTACATAGAAGATTTTGTTGGTATAACTAAAGAAGGTTATGGAGATGTTTATTTGCAAAGAACATTAGAGGATTGGGCTAAATTTGATATAAATAATCGAACAAAGCACGATGCTTCAATAAGCTCAGGCTTAGCTTTGATGGCTTGTAACAAACACAGGTACAGTCCAAAAGGAGCTATAACAGTTAAGAAAATTAACTTAGGCTTTAAGAGATACAATAACGAGGGAACTACTTCAAAAATAATGTAATAAATGAATGTAAGTACAAATACTAATAGCCCATTTCCGGATCAAGTAGTAAGTGATGCAGAGAAAGCAACTATAGAATATGGATTGCAGGTTTCGCGAGCTATTGAACAGGAGTGGTTTAATTACGGAGGTAGTGGTTCTAATAGATATGCTTCTAATTGGAATAACTTTCATAATCTAAGACTATATGCTAGAGGAGAACAAAGTGTACAAAAATATAAAGATGAATTAGCTATTAATGGTGACTTGTCTTATCTTAATTTAGATTGGAAACCAGTACCTATACTTTCAAAGTTTTCAAATATAGTAGCTAATGGTATAACTCAAAAACAATACGACATTACATCTTATGCTCAAGATCCAGAATCTTTAAAGAAAAGAACAGATCATGCAGATAACATATTGTTTGATATGCTTACTAAAGAGCAAAGAGCAACTGCTTCACAAGTAATCCCTATGGACCTTAGTCGATCTAATATGCCAGAAGGAGAATTACCTGAATCTATAGAAGAAAGAGATCTTCACATGCAGTTGAGCTATAAGCAGGCTATTGAAATAGCAGAAGAGGAAGCTATTAATACTGTACTAGCTACAAATGAATTTGATTTAGTTAAGTCAAGAGTAAATCAAGATTTAGTTAATATAGGTATAGGTATAACTAAAACATCGTTTAATCCAGCCGAAGGCATAGTAGTTGATTATGTTGATCCTGCTTACTGCGTTTGGTCTTACACAGAGGATCCAAACTTTGATGATATATATTATGTAGGTGAAGTTAAATCTATAACCATACCAGAACTTAAAAAAGAATTTCCTCACATTTCTGACGAGGAATTAGAACGAATCCAAAAATCACCAGGTAACCGTAGACTTATACGAGGCTTTGAAAACTACGATTACAACACTGTTCAGGTTATGTACTTTGAGTACAAAACTTATACTGATCAAGTGTTTAAGATTAAAAGAACTGATAATGGTTTAGAAAAAGCTATTGAAAAAACAGATGCCTTTAATCCTCCAGCAAATGATAATTTTGATAGAGTTTCAAGATCAATTGAAGTTTTATACGAAGGAGCCAAAGTTGTAGGTTCGGATATGATGCTTAAGTGGGAAATGTCTGAAAACATGACAAGACCTATGGCAGACACAACTCGTGTTGAAATGAGTTACTCAATGGCTGCACCTAGAATGTACAAAGGCGTTATACAATCACTCATAAGTAAGTGTATAGGTTTTGCTGATGTAATACAATTAACGCATTTAAAAATACAGCAGGTATTGTCTAGAATGGTTCCTGACGGAATATTTTTGGATATGGACGGCTTAGCTGAAGTGGATTTAGGTAATGGAACAAATTACAATCCAGCAGAAGCATTAAATATGTATTTCCAAACAGGTTCTGTTGTAGGTAGATCATTAACTCAAGATGGAGATATGAATAGAGGTAAAGTACCTATTCAAGAATTATCTTCGTCAAGCGGTATTGGAAAAATACAAGCCCTTATAACTGCATACAACTACAACATGCAGATGATTAGAGATGTAACCGGTTTAAATGAAGCTCGTGATGGTGGAATGCCCGACGCTAATGCTTTAGTAGGTTTACAAAAAATGGCCGCTAACGCATCTAACACTGCTACAAAACACATTCAAGATGCAAGTATTTATTTATCTTTAAGTACTTGCGAAAACATATCTTTAAAAATTGCCGATGTTTTAAACTTCCCTCTTACTAAAAATTCTTTAATGAACAGTGTTTCTACGTTTAATGTAGATACTCTAAAGGAAATTGAAAGACTTAATTTACATGACTTTGGTATATTTTTAGAAATGGAACCCGATGATGAAGAGAGGGCGGGACTGCAGCAAAACATACAGATAGCTTTGCAAACAAAAGAAATTGACATTGAAGATGCTATTGACATTAGGGAAATAAAAAACCTAAAATTAGCTAATCAAATGCTTAAGTTAAAGCGTAAGAAAAAACAAGAAGCAGCTCAAGCAATGGTTCAGCAAAACATTCAAGCACAAGCACAGGCAAATGCGGAGTCTTCTGAAAAAGCAGCTATGGCTGAAGTTCAAAAGCAACAAGCATTAACTGCTGAAAAGGTTGCAATAGAACAAGCTAAAGCTGGATTTGAAATGCAAAGAATGCAAGCTGAAGCTCAAATTAAAAAAGAATTAATGGCTACAGAATTTCAGTATAACATTCAATTAGCTCAAATAGCAACAGCAGCTACACAACAAAAAGAAAAAGAGATTGAAAATCGTAAAGATAAAAGAATAGAAAAAGAAGGAACGCAACAAAGCGAAATGATACAGCAAAGACAAACAGAAGGTATGCCTAAAAACTTTGAATCATCAGGTAATGATGTAATGGGCGGTTTTGGTGATCTTTCTTCGTTTGGACCTTCGTAATCAAGTATTTAATAATTATATAATATCATATCATGAGTGAACAAGTAAAAACGGAAGGATCTTTTAAGATCAAATCCAAACCAAAATTAACTGAGGAACAAATAGGTGCTCAAAACAAAGAGCCTTTAGTTGACATTCCTAGTAATATGACAAGAGTAGTAATTCCTAATCAAGAAACAGATGCCGTTCAAGAGCCAAGCGCAGAGAAAGTGGATGTGGATGCACCAGCCGAAGATGGCCCGACAATGGTCGCAGGAACATCCGAACCAGAACCTGCAGAAGTTACCAAAGAAATTAAAGAAGAAGTAATAGCTCAACCAGTACAGCCTGAATTACCGGAAAATATCAATAAGTTAATTGATTTTATGAGGGAAACAGGTGGAACATTGCAAGACTATACTAAATTAAATACTAACTACGACGATTTAGATAGAGACGTTTTAGTAAAAGAATATTATAAAAACACTAAATCTCATTTAAGTGCAGAAGAAATTGATTTTATGATCGAAGACAATTTTGCATTTGATGAAGATATAGATGAAGACCGCGAAGTTCGAAGAAAGAAGCTCGCGTATAAAGAGGAGGTTGCAAAAGC